GTCGCGGCCCCGACTGAGGAGTCTGTGACGTTGCCGCCCAGGTCGGCGTCCGACCGGAGTTGAGAGTCAATCTGGTACATCGCGTCCCAGACCTCCTCCTCGATACTCTCGCGAATATCTGGCGAATCCTGCATTCGAAAATACGCCCGGACTGTTACCGTAACCCGCGACCCGATGTCGCCCAGGGTCTCAAAGTCGCTCCGGCGTCCGGTCAGCCAGAACGCCAGCACCGGCGTCCCTGAGATCGACAGAGGCTCCCCGCGATATACCGCCACGAAGGCGGGGTCGGAGATCGCCGCCAATAGGGTGTCGATCTGGGACAATGCCCCAGACCGGCTCAACTGAACGCCTCGGCGATAGCGTCCCCGATGTACTTCTCGTACAGCTTCGGATTATTGTTGATATGGTCGTAGGCGTTCTGGAACATCCCGTAGCCCTTGAACGTCGACCTCTTGTTCCGGCTACTGATCCCCTCGACCCACGCGGAATATATAAGGTTCTGCCGACCGTGCTGTTCACCGGCTGCGATTACCGCTATGCCGTCCTCGGGTACTGTGGCCCCGACATGACGCCGCAGTTCGCCGGTCTTGCGCCCGTGTTTAGATGCGCGTGGAGCCTTGTGGTATTGCGAGACCGGTGGCCCCCACAACTGCTCGAGAACTTTGTTCGATCCCTCGATGGTCGCGAGGTCGAGCAGTCCCCGATTGACCGCCTGGGTGAATCCGAGGCTGATCTGAGTGGGCTTCTCAAAGACCGGCCCCTTCAACTTGAACGTCGTCGTCGGAGTGGGTGGCATTAAAAGAACACCCCGTTGCTAGTACCGGTGACCTGATACTGATCGAGCGTCATCAGGATCGAGTTGATTTCCCCGGCTGCGGACGTGATCGCGGCGTCGCCGGAGCCTATCGTCGTGACGGCCCCCAGGTCACGATCTCGGAATACGATCTTCGCCAGGTCGAGAGCCGCCTGGACGACTAACTCTGGATAGTCGTACCGATAGACCGTGACGGTGCTATGGGTCGCTCCAGTCGTGCCGTTGACGCCTCGCTCCACCGTGAGCGTGTTGCCCGAAATTGCCGTGATATATAGCTGTTCCGAGTCGATGAGGATGGTCTGCGCGGGGCCGAGATTAGTCGCAGACGTTACCGATGCGGACGTCGCCGTTGTGGACGTTATAGCGTCGGAGGTCGTCACGCTGACCGTGTCGGCGGTATAGCCCCAGGAGCCGAGGATCGAGAGGGTCTGCTGGCCCGCATCGAAGCCCTTCGTCGTGTCCTCGTTGAGTTTCAGGATTGTCTTAGGTGCGGAGTTGTACGGCATCAGCCAGAAGTCGGCGTTGTATCCCTCGGTCAGGGTCTCCGAGGTTGCCCGGTCTGTTGCACCGTAGGCCGTGACCGTTGTCGGGCTGACGATCCAGCCGTCGAGCGGGACGACGCCGGGAGTAGACATCGAGGTCTTGATATCGTCAGTGATTGCGACGGTCTGATACTGCGGAGATTGCCGCAGACCGCCGGAGCCGATGTCGTAGTACCGGGTCTCGGTCAGAGGGCCGAACGTACCGCCTCCGCAGTAGTCGTCAATCCGCCGGCTAGACGCCTCCAGGATGCGCCGAATAGACCCCGCGTCAGACGTCCACCCGGACGAGTAGCTCGTCCCGGCGAGGTAGTCGCGGAGGTCATCAGCGGTCGCGTATGTGTGACGGGTCGCCACTATTTATTCTCCTCGGTGGTGGCCTGCTTGGTCTTGGGCTTCGTTGCCTGCTTCTTGAAGTAGTCAGGGTATTTCTTGAGGATAGCGGCAGGGACGTCGTAGACCTCGCCCAACTCGTAGACCTCCCCGGTCGCCCCGAACGTCACGTTTACAAGGCTCACTGCCTTTGCCATAAATCTCCTCCCGACCAGGGGGCGAGGCCGAAGCCCCGCCCCCACTTGTTGCCGCTACGCTATGCGGCTCTGGGAATCTTGAACGCCGCCGCGAGTCCGACCTGACCGTCACCCCGCCTGTTGGCATAAAACGCCAGCTGATCCGTATTCATGAATTCGCTTTCGTTACGCCTTATTGTGAATCCGACACGATCAAAAATGTAGTACTGCCGGAAGTCCCCGAAGATCGCGATCTTCTCGGTGCTGGTGATGTTGCCGCCCAATCCGCTGGTGACGTCGGTATCCACCACTGGCCGACCCAGGATGAACGCCGCCGGAGCGGTGGTGATGTTGGCGATCCCAGTGACGCCGTTCCCGGTTACCTGAATCTGGTTAATCAGCGAGTTGATCGCCGACTTCATAACCCAGGTGCTGTTCGCCCGGTGCTGCGCGTCCAGGGCGTAGAACGTGCCGATAAGGTCGGCAACTACCACGCTGGTGCTTCCCGCCATCGTGTAGAACGCCACGTCGGAATCGGACATGATCCCTGCATACTGCGTGGTGTTGTTACCGCTGATGATGCCCACGTCCTCGAACCGGCCCGCTGCCTCTTGGAATATCTGGGTTAGCAATGCCGGGAGGTTTATCGCGGAGTCCTCCAGTAGCTCCCGCGTTACCTTGACCAGCCCGCCGGACTTCTCCAGCGAGAAGGCGACCTGCCCAACCGTGGGCGTCTGGTCGCTGTACGCGGCCTCCTCGGCTATCGCCGCCCAGGTCGCGCTACCCATCGTGGGAACGTAACCGTCCTTAGACGAGACGCGGATCACGGTGCAGAGGGGCCGAAGCTGCGAACCCGGTACTCCTGGGTCATGAATCGTCTGGCTGATGAACTGCTCAGGGACGAAGTAGCCGCCCTCGGCGTCCGTCTCTTCTTGCATTGCCTTAACTTCGTCTGCGCTGGCGGTCTTCCAGAACACGTCGTCGGACGGAGACCTCAACCACTTCACGAACGTGTCCGTCTGGAACCGGGCTTCCTCCTTCTGGGTGTTTCCCATGGCTTCCTGCACCCAGAGCGGCTGCGCCATCGCCGGAAGCCCCTTGACCCATGCGGAGGGCTTATAGGACGCTTTGTTGAGCGCACCCGTGTCGTTCGGGTCGTATGCCGCCACATCCTTGTCGGCAATCGGCACGCTGTTAGTCGGGCGGTTGAACTCGCCCTTCAGAACCTTCAACTGGGACGCTGCCACGTCGATCTTGTCGGCCTCTGACATCTTGGCCTGGGCGTCCGCGATCATCCGCTCAAACTGCTCGACTTCACCGCTCTTAAGGGACGCTTCCGCCTGACCCAGGATGGCGTTGGCCTCCTTGCGAATCTCTTGCGTGTTCAATCGTTGCTCCTTGTTGTTATTCCATGCAGGGCGAGCTTGATCCGCTGAAGGCGTAACGTCCGCTCTGCCGTGTCCAAGGCGGCTTCGGGAGCCGTGTCGGAGGCGGCTTCGTCCGTTGCGTCGTCGGAGTCATCTTCGCCAGTTGCTGGCTCGAATTTGATGCCGTCGTGTTCCTCGCAGAACGCACGGGCCTCGGCTTCGGTCCAATCGTCGACCGGTAGATGGTAGGCTGCGATGGCCCAGTCCCCGGTCTCTACCTCCCTGCCGTACAGCACCTCGACCGGCTTGTCGTCGATGGTCTCGTCTGCGGTTCGGAACCGGTCAAACTCCTCCGGCTCCCGCATCCGGCAGGCGTGGAAATTAGGGAAGGGCTTAGAGTGGTCAGGCGGCTCCGCAGACCGTAGCTCGGAGGGCTTGCGTCCCGCCTCGCGGAGATGCCGGGCCAGGTGGTTATAGACCCCTCTCCGGTCGTTCTCCGGTATCGACGATCTGCGGGCGTTGAGGTTCGCCAGGGCGGTTGTAATAGCTCGGACGTTAGCAGGCCCGCCCCGGCCATTGCGACCGATGTGGTGGTGCAGGTATTTATAGCTCGCCTTCTGTTCCGGGTCGCCGTCGGAGTCTACCCAGGCATGAGCCGCCCGGAGGACTGCCGCCCCGCCCTTGATCCGGCCCCGCATCAGACTGCCGTCCCAGGCGTCCTCGATCCAGGCCGTTAGGTGGGACGGGATCGCGCCCTTCTCCTCCGTTACCGGCGACGCCTTGGCCGCTACCGTGACCGTCGATGGCGATGACCCCCGGATGACGGTCGAGACCTCGACCCAGTCCAGATTCGCGATGCGCCTCACCACGGTCGAGACGTCGCTACCTTCGCGCTCAACGTCTGAATCCTTCGGGATATTGAACCCAATAGACCACTCGCGAACGTAGTCGCCCGCGACATTGCTGAAGGCGTCCCGGCCCGCCTCGGTGTCCATGTTGAACTGCATTCTCGTGAATAGCCGATACTCGTCACCGCCGATATATCGGGGCTGGGCGAAGATGACCTTGCCGACGAGCTTGCCCTGGTCGTGCCCGGATAGCACCGGGATAGGGAGGTTGTCGGCTATCGAGGTGTCAAATGCAGTCGGCTCTACGATGTCCCCGTCGGCATCGGGCACGCCCATCGTGTTCGTGTAAGCCTCAACGATCCCCTCGGCCTCGTCGATAGCCTTCGCGTCCCCGCTCGTAGTCTTACGGATCATATAGCTCCCTCCGGCGTGTAGCCTCTTGGCATCGGCATCCAGTTCAGCGTCCCGTTCGGATGGTCGTCTATGTTCTGGGCGTCCTCCAGGGTATATATCTGGCCGTGCCGTTCCGCGCACGTCCGGCCTTCTGGGTCGCCGGGGTCGACATATGTGTCGTCAGGATCGCCGTCCACGTCATCGGCCTGGACATATCCAAAGCCCTGTTCGCTGTAGAATCCGACTGTGGTCTGGTTCTGGCTGCGCATTATTTCAGTGCGGGCGATTAAGCGACTGCGAGACTCGGTTTCCCCCAGGATCGAACGGATGCCAGGGAATTTGTCGTCCGGTACGCCCCGCGCCAACTGCTCGATTGAGTACCCGCGCTCCAGGCCGATCCCCACCGCCCGTCCGATGGCCTTGGAGGTCGTCCGGTGGATCATCGCGGCCCGCGTCGGGGCCTGGGTCAATACCCGCTGCACCGTCGGGAGTTTGTCCGACCAGTCGAGAGTCCCGGCGACGCCGACGTCGTTGATCGTCTTGAACGTCCGCTTAGAAACCCGGCGGAATGCGGCCTCCAGAATGCGCTCCATGTTCCCCGTCTCGACCGGCGGGAGCATATCTGTGACCCCGAACGGATAGTCCTTCGTCTCGGCGGTCTGCCGCTCCATGTGGCGACCCAGGATGCCGTCGACCCGGTTCCTGATGCCTCGGAAGTGCCGCAGGGTCTTTGCCGCCAGATCATCGGTTTCTTCCTCCCGCTCCTCGATCATCCGGCGGCGGAGTATCCGAGCGCGAGGGGCGACCCTCGGAGCCTTGATCTCGGCAAGGGCCGGGTGCGCCTGCTCGACCGGAGCGGCATCTACCGCGACCGGGGCGGGCTGTCCCTCGGCGACCTCAAACACGCTGGACGGGATACGCCGGAGCGCACCGTCCGAGACCGCATCGAACCCCAGAGCCTCCCGCGTCTCGTTCAAAGTGAGGATGCCACCAGCAAATAGGGCCGTCATGCGGGTCGTCGTTGCCGCCTGGTCGTCGAGGACAGCCCGCATCGCGGCCCAGTCGACCGCAAGGGTCTCGTTGCCGCTGTACTCGTCGGATAGGTTGCGGTTGAAGTACCGGAGGATGCGGGCGACCATCGGCTCCAGGGTCTCGGAGTGGAACGCCAGACGGGCCTCCCGATAGTTCGAGAAGGTGCTGCGCTGGAGTCCGACGTTGGCCCCTATCAGGATCGGAGGGACGCCGAACACCGCACAGATGCGGGACTCGGTCAGGTTGTGCAGCCCTGACAACTCCATGTCCTTGGGGCTGTTGCTCATCGGCTGATACTCGGCGTCGTCGTCTAGGATCGCGATCCGGTGGAAATTATTCGCCCCGCCGAACTGAGACCGCCACCGCGCCCGGATCGTTCCCGCCTCCTCCTGGGAGGTCAGCCGACGCTTAACCTTGAGAAGACCGGACGGAACCCCTGCATTGGCAAAATAAACCTTCGCGAAGTCCGTCATATTGAGATCAAGATTGACTGTACGTGCCGCAACCTGGAGAGGAGAAAGACCGTAAATGTCACCGCCGGGGTTCGGCAAGGCGAGGTGGCACATATCGCGTGCGTCGACCCCGTACTCGGTGCCGCCGACCTCGTAGACGTAGCTGCTGGCCCCGTAGTCCCCGGCCACAATCGTGACACGGTCGGGCCGGAGGAGATACAGGGCCGAGACCTGGTCGTTCCGGCCCCGCTCCTTGATGACGTAGGCATTGCCCGCGACCATTAGGAATGTGACCAACCGTTCAACGAACGAGTACCAGTCGGAGTACGGGTTCGGCTTGGAGGTCAGGTCGTAGAGTAGGCCTGTCTCGACCTCGACAGAGCCGCCGTCCTCGGAGGGAGCCTGGACGTAGTACCGGGGCGTGGCCGCAGAGGTGGCTAGCTCCCGGATGCAGGCGTGAACGATCTCGTTCTTGCCGTAGCCCTCGGAGGCGAAATTCGCGTAGTTAACGTCGGGATATGATGCCGTCCCCACGTCCATGTTCAGCGGGACGGTGGTCGAGAGTTCCTGCTGCTGCTTGCGGAACAGCGTATCCCAGAACGCCAAAAGCGACCTCCTCCGGCGTTCGGGCTTGCGCCTCGGACACTGCACCGGATCGGGTCACTGCTATGGAAGATACCACGACGAATCACACCGCGTCAAACGCCATCACCGTCTGCGACATCCTCTTAGCAGCTATCTCGCAGTAGCGTTCCTCGATTTCAATTCCGATAGCCCTGCGACCCAAGTCCTTGGCGGCTCTGAGCGTGGTGCCGCTACCCATGAACGGGTCGAGTACCAGCGTCTCGTGGAGCGACACGCTTGCCATGAGACGCTTCCAAGCGCGGATTGGCTTTGGACACGGATGCCCGAAGTCCTCGGCCTGCTCAGTCAGCACCCAGGATAACTTAATGCCAAATCGCTCATTCCTGGGGTTGCTGCCGTAGTAAAATATCGGCTGCGCGTCAAGATTTCCGAATGTCTGGATACTCGTGGCAGCCGGCTGGTAGAAAACACCGAAGGACTGCGGTTGCGGGTACATCGCAAAGTTTTTATTGCCCGGTGTAACTATAACGGCAGTCGCTGTACCGATTAACTCTACAATAACCGGTACGACGTTCTCGCGGAGGTTCTCCGGCGTATCCTGAAAGCCACCCAAATAGTCATTCGCTGACAGAGGCCGTCGGCGTAGGTTGCCTATTGGAGAATCAATCCCATAGGGCGGGTCGGTCAGCACTAAATCGACCGGCGGCAGCGTCGGCAGTATCTCCCGGCAATCCCCGTGGAAGATGGTGACGGCATCGTCCTCATAATATGGTTTCATCAATCAGCCTCGTTGCGGGTCTTGCACCGGCTGCACACGATCACCGTACCGGACGCTGCCTTCTCCGCGAGGAGTTTGCCGCAGCCGTGACATCGTAGCTCCTTGCACTGAATGTTCACGCCAGCACGGTCATTAGTTTGTCGCCCAGATACTCGCTGTACGCTGGCGGGATAGCTTGGGTGCATTCCTTTGGCGTGGCCCACGGCATCCCCATATAAACAGGCCATTCAGAGTATATCCCCTTCGCACTATGGCGTGACGCTTGGCCGTCGGCTCTACCTCCATGTCCCGCAACCGTTATCGGACGGCCTTGTTCCTGATGTCGGCATTGGGGCCGGAACATCATCCAACTCGTTTCAAAGTTGCGATGCCTCCGCACACACATATCGAACATCGAACCGCATAGGATAATCCCGGAGTCGTATGGTGCGCCGATTACATTCTCGATAATGTACGGCTTCTGCGACTCAATGAGTAGCTGCCTTGTGGGAGCGTATAGGTCTGGATGGCTGGCTTTATCCCTGGTGATTACCGAATATGCCTGACATGGAGGGCTGGCCCAGACCGCGTCGAAGCCGCTCAAGTCCACGTCGAACGCATCCTGCTGGTGGAATTCAAATGGATAGTTCGGCTGGGGAGCCAGGTCGTAGCCCACCACCTCAAAGCCTGCGCGGAACAGACCCATCCCGGCCCCACCAGCACCACAGAACAGGTCAGCTATGCGAGGCTTCATGTGACCGCCCTGGCGCATCCGTTAACAGATCGCGCATATAGGGCGTTGGCTGTGGTAAAGGTAGTATCTACCATACCCCGACCCCCGGCGCACCTGTACGGCCATATACCGCCAGGGCCAGGGCCATCACGCAGTCGTCGTGCATCCCGTCCGGTGCCGAGTACCTGACGCCTGTCCGCGTGTACTCGTAAGCGAAGACGTCAAGCTCGGAAACGATCACGCCCTGCGGATACCTCACCTCTCCGGTCTGGATCGCCATCGCC